ATGCTCACCGACACCAAAGTTCGCACACTGAAGCCCAAGGCAGCGGCCTACCGGATCGCTGACTCAAATGGGCTATGCATCGAGGTGCGTCCAACGGGGTCGAAGGCTTGGCGGTACCGCTATAGGTACGCCGGTAGGGCGAGCATCGTCACCCTCGACGAATACCCCTCAATGTCGCTGCAGGCTGCTCGCGTTGAACGTGACCGTCTACGTGCGCTACTGCGCGGCGGAGCCAATCCCGCTCAGGTGGCAAGGGCCGAGAAAGCAGCACAAGGAGAACGGGCCGCGAACACCTTCGGTGCCATCGGCCTGGAGTTGCTCGCCAAGCGAACAAAGGAAGGCCTTTCCCCTGGATCCGTTGTGCGCGAGCGTCGGCTGATCGAGAAGGATCTGGCTGGATTGGCGGATCTGCCCGTTGGGGACATCACTGCGCCGGTTCTGCTGGCTGCGCTTAGGAAGCTGGAACAGCGAGGCGTAGTCGAGACTGCACATCGGGCTAGAGCCCACGCCGGCCGAATCTTCCGCTACGCCATCGCTACGGGGCGTGCCGATCGGAATCCCGCTCAGGACCTCACAGGAGCGCTTGAGCAGCCTCAGACCAAACACTTTGCCAGCGTGACCGACCCTGCCGTTATAGGTAGCCTCCTGCGCGCGCTGTGGGGCTACCAGGGGGCATTGGTCACACAGGCCGCGCTAAAGCTCGCTCCGATGCTGTTTGTCCGTCCCGGGGAGCTGAGGCAGGCGAAGTGGGCTGACATCGACCTCGATGCTGCAGAGTGGCGCTACGTCACCAGCAAGACCAGGACTCCGCACATCGTTCCGCTCTCGAGCCAAGCCGTGGAAGTGCTCAGGGACCTGTATCCCTATACCAAGCGCAGCGAGTTCGTGTTTCCAGGGGTCCGTAGTGCCCAAAAGCCCATGAGCGAGAACACGCTGAACGCGGCGCTGCGGAATCTTGGATTCGACTCAGACACGATGGTGGGCCATGGCTTTCGAGCGATGGCGAGAACGGTGCTGGATGAAGTGCTTGGCTATCGTCCGGACTACATCGAGCATCAGTTGGCGCACGCCGTGAAGGACCCACTTGGGCGTGCCTACAACCGAGCGACCCACCTGCCGGAGCGCAGGAAGATGATGCAGGCCTGGTCCGACTACCTCGACCAACTGCGTGTTACGGAACCGAACGTGTTGGCTTTCACAGCCAAGCGCGCCTAACCGCCAGAGAAAGGCCTTTAAGGAGGGCCGGTCAAAGAAACATAGCCGCATAAACAAAGCGGCCGAGAAAGGGGCTGGAACCCCTAGCTCGGCCTACCACCACCGACTATTGGAGAGTCGATCATGGATAGCGTGAGTATAAGTGCTGCGTCCGAGAGAGCGCATAAAGATCCCAGCGGCTGTGAGCCGGCCATTCAGGCCCGTGACCCGATTGACGAACTCTTGGCAATGGGGGTGGCTCCCCGCTTGCTCATCTCTCATCAACTCGTTTGCATGGACTGGTTGGCCGTGCACCGCCGAGACAAGTTCTGCCTGTGCTATCACGACAGCACGGGCGCGGTCGTGACGGAAACGGTGGGCGCCGCCCAACTTCTCACTCGTGCACAGGAGATCGGTTGGCGGCCCGTCGAGGACCCGATGGAGCCTAGCGCTGGTTGCCACCTCTTCGAAGAGACTTCGTACAATCTCCGGCGAGGCATTCACTGGTATGCGAGTGCTTACGACGATACCGACGAAATGCTCCCTCTTGGCTTTCCTGAGGTCGCGCTGACAGCGGGACGGGAGCGGCAGCGTCGCCGCGATGCGGCAGCGGATAGACGCTTCAAGCGTACACAGCAGGAGACTGCAAAGCGGGCGCGGGAGAGGACAAGGCGAAGTCTCGAGAGGCTTGCCGAAGACCTGCTGCGTAATCCACCTGCCGATGGCCCTGAGCTTAGAACAATGGCCCAGGCCAGACGCGCGGCTCGCGATCTAGTAAACGACACTATCGCCCACCTGAGTGGCCCTAGGTAGGATGTCGGAACCTCGGGAAATCCCAGGCTGGAGACCACATCGGAGCGGCGTATGAGTACCACCCGATATTTCATGAATCAGGAGTCGGAAGCTGCTTGGCGGAAGCTGACGGCGTCTGCGGAGTATGCGCTGTGTTTGGAATCCCTGAAGGGAAAAGATCGCAGGCCCGGGATGTGGGCGGGGACGCTGGAGGATTGGATTGGCGGTGCGGTGATGCACGGTCTCGCAGAACTGGAGCCATTCGAAAAGATGACATCCAAACAGCGGCAGGAAGCCTCAAAGAGGATGGTCGTCCATTGCGAGGCTCTCAGGGAACTGCTCATACCGTTCTACGACGAGAAGAGTGGCCTAGATTGGCCCTTTCAGCCCGATCTGGACTTGGCTGCTCTCAACAGCGCGATCAACTACCAGGCTGCCCATCAGGGTGATTTCGAGGCTCTTGACGAAGATGAAAGAGAGGACTCGTTCAACCGAATTCGGTTCGCCATCTATCACGGGATCAAGATGGACCTAGGGCTTGTCTTTGATGCGATCCACAATGGCGCTCTTCGACTGGCTGAATTGGAAAGCGAGGTAAAGAAGCCGAACGACCCCAACGTAAGGAGGCTGCGCTTTATCCGGCGAGTGACTAGCAAGTTCATGAGAGAGTTTGGTACGCCACACAGATCGCTGGTGCTCGCGCTAACCTCGGTGTTCTTTAGCACTGAGGACTTGGACGAGGCTGCTATTTCCAAGCTGGCTCCTGTCTCGAAGAGAGCGTAGGTCGGCGGCACTGAATCAGAATCGGAATTCCTGATTCTGATTCAGCTGAGCCAAATCCCTAAATTGCAGATTTGACGGCATGTTCCATTAGGCCCCCCATCCATAAATTTCGACTCACCCGCCGCGCACAGCGGCCACACGGTGCAGTCAATGGATACGTATGGACATCGGGACTTCCGGCCCTTTATCCCGGAATGCGCGAAGGTAGGGATTGGTCGCTCCAAGGCATATGAGCTGGCCAAGGCTGGTCTGCTTGAGACGGTCAACATCGGCACACGTCGATTCGTCTACCTCGATAGCCTTTACACACTACCCGCACGGCTCGCTGCGGCCTCCACGGAGGTCGCGGCGTGAACGGGTTCAATTTTTCCTGCCTTAATCGGGAGCAGTCGAGTCTTCTGGATGCCGCTGGGTGGACGGCTGGCTGCGCTCGTCCAGCCCCTACGCGGCGCGCCGTCAGGGAACTGGTAGAGCGTGGGCTCATTGAGGCTTACCCCGCCACGCATGAGGACGACCACGGATCGTACAAGGTGGTCGAGTACTACGTCCCGCAAGACGTTCAGCGCGCCTGGCAGACCTTGAACGCCTCAAGGGAACAGGAGATTGAGCCAGAGGACCGCGAGGAGGGGCAGCTATGACGGAGCAGGCTATTGGTCAGCTTGTGCCACACGCGTCATCTGGCCTCCTTGTCAGCCTTTCCACCGGACGAATCTTTGACCCGGATGGATTAGAAGTAGGGATCCAGACTTCGGACACCTATGTGAGGGTGATACGGCGCCAGTCAGAGGCCCGTACCCCCGTGACTTGGTACGCGCACCGACTGGTATGGGAAGCCGCGCACGGACCCATCCCTGAAGGCATGCAGATCGATCATCTCGACTCCGACGCAGGTAACAACGCGCTGTCCAACCTAGACTTGGTGACCCCCCAGGAGAACCGCGCTAGGCAGGCTAAGAACAGTCTGGCGCTGTACGGCTGCAGATCACCGTACTGCAAATTGACGCCTGACCAAGTCAGCGCAATACGCGATAGCACGGAGAGCATTCCGTCAAAGGTTTGGGTCAAGCGGCTTGGGATCTCTCTTCGCACGGTAAACGAAGTTCGTAGCGGGCAGACCTGGGCGCACCTCCCTGGGTCGCGCGCCGCGAAGGCACGTCGCACGAAGCCCTAGTCGGGCTCATACCTATGCCCTTGGGGGGTGTATGCAGAGCACAAGTGAGGACCGCGCGCAGCGGTCTCCAGAGGGCGGCGCCCGCTATGGGCAGGCGCTACCTAAGAAAAACACTGAAAGGCGACGGCAGAAGCTCGTAGGGCGGTCGAAGGGCGCGCCATTCCTGATGCTCGAGCACAGGATTTCCGACTCGCCGGAGTTTGGTCAACTGTCCGGTAATGCCGTCAAGCTGTTGCTGGAGCTGGCCCGCCAATACCGACCAGGCAAGAACGGCGATTTGAGCATCCCGTGGTCGATGCTCTCGGCTCGTGGCTGGAGGAGTAAGGCGACGGTGCACGGCGCCAAGCTGGAGCTTCTTGCCGCAGGTTGGATCATCGAGACGCGCAAAGGCGGCAAGAACATGTGCAGCCTGTATGCGCTGACCTATTACGCCGTCGATGAGTCAGAAAAGCACCTTGAGCCACCGACCGTAACTCCACTGAACCTGTGGAGGAATCGCAATGGGTAGTCGCTATGTAGGCCAACTAGGTTGCTATGCAGGCCAATCCCGCTATGAGTTGGCCCGCATAGAGACCTACGAGGTCGCAATGCAGGCCAGTCAGGCGGTTATCCACACCCCTTCGAGGTCGCTATGTGTACACCCTTCTAGATATATACCAAGCGGAGCGCGCTCTTCATTGCTTCCAGTGCTTCTGAAGCTTTGCTCTAGGGAGGGCGCCCCTTGAACGGTCGAGCTCAGTTCAAAGCCAGCCTAAAGCAGGTACGAGCACCGGAAATTTCAGGGCTGTCAAAGCCCTGGCTGGAAGGATCGATTAACGTGGATCGAGCTTCCAAGGCACTTGCCGCTGCCTTCGGTTGCGGGCCATGCATGTCGCTGCCAGTGCAAGCGACTTGGGTCGAGGTTCTGCCTGATGAAGACGGCTCAATTGAACCAGCGGGGCTAGCCATTCACACCAGGGGGCGAGTAGTTCAGGACGCTCGGGGATATCTGCCTAAAGGTACAAGGGCACGGGCAGCCGCTCTACGCTCCTTCAGGGCTGAGGACCGGAAAGCCGCTGAGGACTTCGACCAAGTAGCGAACATGCGTGCGGACGCGTGCGCCACGCGTGTTCGACGCGTGCGGCGCTGGGAGAACCACCGTTTTGCCGGAGCGTTGGTTATCCCAACTGTGAGGCCGGTGAAACCGGTGTTGCTGGCCTTGTCCGACGCTTCGCTTGATGGCCCGCTTGAGGCATGGCTGATGGTCTACGCGGCACAGAGGATGGAGCTATGGCCCAAGGTTGAGCTCTATCTGACCGTAATGGGGCATACAGCCGAAGTGGCAAGGGCGGCGGCGGCCAAGCTTCTCGGCGTCGGGCGCAGCTACAAGGACGGCGCGCGTAGTGCCCGAGTTCGAGAGGGTACCTATCGGAAGCAGGTGTCTACCGTCGAAGCAATTCTCTGGGATTGGCTTGAACGGGCCAGCTACGCCCTGCTGGAGGAGCTCGGAGAGAGCACAGGATGGGATGTTGGCGTGGGAAGAATCTTGAATGTGACGGCGAGTGGCTAACCTGTAAACCCAGCCCTTTCCTCTGGGTTCTTTGTGCCTAGCGAATTTGCCCGGGAGCGATTTACACCCGCCAAACGCCATAAGTAATAGGGGCTCTACTACCCAAGGGCGGGCTCCTGGGCGGCGTCATCTATTGGTGGCGCCGCCCACTCCCATCCGGCGTATGAGACGCCCCAGAAGCACAGGAAGCAAATGAACTCCTACATTCACAATTTCTTCGGCAGGGTCACGCCGAGATGGCAGGGCCTGTCCGAGAAGGACCAAGGCGCGGTTGCTCGCCAGAGCCTGCTATCCGCTGGACTTGCCATGCTCCGGCCGACCGGAGGCAACTTTGGCGCCGCATTGGCAAACGGCATTCAAGGTGGGCTTCTCTCAGCCAACCAAGGCGTGAGCGATGCCGAGAACGCCCGCTACAAGGACGAAATCCTCGCTCGGACTCGCCAGGGGATGCTGCGGAACGCGGCTATCGAAGAGGCTCAGCGAGGCGTGCTTAACCCTGACGGATCGCTCAATGAGGGCTCATGGAGTCAGTGGGCAAGTGTCGACCCCGTTGGCGCCCAGGAGTTCCGGCAGAAGGTGAGTCCGAAGGCGAAATGGGAGCCGGGCCAGATCGGCTATCGCGATCCAAAGACGGGTAAAGAGGGGCTGCTGGATGTCATCCGCAACACCGAAACCCAAGAGTACCGCGATCTCCGAGGCAACATCATCAGTGAAGGCCTACTTGGCTCAGGAGCCGCTGCGCCCCAGTTGCCGAGTACAGGTCTTCTGTCGCCGGATGCAGCGCGGCTGCAGATGTCCAGCCGGGGGCTGCTGGGTTCCGACCTCGTTCCAGGCTTGGAGCAGGCGGTGATGCAGGTTGAGTCGGGCGGTAACCCGGCTGCCGTGTCGAGTAAGGGCGCAGTTGGCACCATGCAGACGATGCCTGGCACTCTGCGTGATCCGGGGTATGGCGTTGTTCCTGCCCGCGACCAGTCACCGGCCGAGCAAGAACGCGTAGGCAAGGACTATCTTGGCGCGATGCTTCGCCAGTACGCAGACCCGCGTGCTGCCTTGGCGGCGTACAACTGGGGTCCGGGCAACGTCGACAATGCCCTGCGCGCAGCCGGTGGCAACGTCGACGCCATGCTTGCATCGGCCCCTGCAGAGACGCGTGCTTATGTCCCGAAGGTGCTTGCACAGGCAGGCCAGGCGAGGCCGGCGAGAACTGCTGGTCTGGAAATTGGTTTCAGACCCGATCGTTCGGTTCGTCAGGCGGAGCGTCAAGCTCCGTCTGGCTACCGCTTTAGTACCGATGGCTCACAGCTAGAAGCTATCCCTGGCGGCCCCGCAGATCGAAAGAACAATCCTGCCCCCGGAGATCTGGCTCAGGCAGAGCAGGCGCTGCGGAAAGAATTCATCGCTCAGATTAAGGTTCCTCAGACGGTGGTCAATTCTTACGAGCAGATCGCGCAGGCCGCGAAGAATCCGTCTGCGCAGAACGATCTTGCGCTGATCTTTTCTTACATGCGCATGCTTGATCCCACTTCGGTGGTTCGCGAGGGCGAGTTCGCGAATGCTCAGAACGCTGCTGGCGTTCCGGACCGCATCCGCAACGAGTACAACAGGCTCCGAGATGGTCAGCGGCTGAACCCTGAGCAGCGAACTGGCTTTGTTAACTCCGCCAAGGGGCTGCACGACCAAGCAAAGTCTCAGATCGACGCCTATCGAGAGCAGTACTCGGGCTTGGCGCGGGAATACAACTACGCGCCGGAGCGTGTAGTGGGTAAGTCCACTGCATCTGGTGGTGCAGCAGCACGTGGGGCCTCCGCAGTTCCCCCAGCGGCGGTGGACTTCCTTCGTAAGAACCCCAACATGCGTGCCGCCTTCGAGCAGAAGTACGGCGTTAGCGCAGATGACTACCTGAGGTAGCCAATGGAAAGAAATCCTTTTGATCAGTTTGATGCCCCATCGGTGCCTTCTCCGACTGGACAGAATGTCTTTGATCAGTTCGACCAGCCCGATGACATCGTGACGCTCCCGGCCGTACAGGCCGCCAAGCCCGATTTCAGTGAGGTAACGACCAGCTGGGATAGCACCGCCGAGTTGCCAGGCAACGCCATAGGTCGGTGGCTGGGCCAGTACGGCGGGCGCCAAGTCCTTCAAGGTGCTGGCGGCCTTCTCGGTGCCGTTGGCGGTGACGCTTTCAATCACTATGTCGTGGACCCGATTCGGCGCCGCCTGCACAAACCTACGGAAGAGGATATCGCTACGGGGCGGGACAGCTTCGTTCCGACTGCCCCGTATCGCCAGATCGGCGAGCAGATTGCAGATGAGTTGGGCATGCAGCGGCCCCAGACGAAGGCGCAGCGCATTGTTTCGGACATTGGCGAAGGCCTGACCGGTACAGCGCTCACCTTGGGTGCAGGCTCAGCGGCTAGCGGTGGCAGGGGGCTTGCTCAGACTGCCGGCGAGTTCTTTGCCGCAAATCCTGTGCTGCAGACCGCTGCTACTGTGGCAGGCACAGGCGCAAGCTCAGCCGTTCGTGAGGCGGGTGGTGGTACTGGTGCACAGGTAGCTGCTGGGCTGGCTGGTGGCTTCGCCCCGGGTGTTGCTTCGGCGCTTCCTGGCATGCGTAGCGGCTTCGTTCCTCAGGCTGTCGCGGATGCTACCCGTGCAGCACTGAGAGGCCGCAATGCTTCGGGTGACCGCGTGACCGCCCAGGACGTGGAACGGGCCATTTCTGATTTCGCGGCCGCAGGCGCTTCACCAAGCGTGGGCCAGGCCACGGGCGGGCGGTTCGCGCAAGCTACAGAGACCATGTTGGGCAACGTTGCCGGTGGCTCTGGTCCGGTTGCGCGTCTTGCGCGCAATCAGTCGGACAATGCTAACGCGGCGATTGGTCAGTACGCAGCGGACCTCTCCCCACGTGGCCGAGCCATGAGTCCGGAGCAGGCAGGACGTACCATCCTAGAGGGAATTGAGGGCAAGAGCGCTGCCGCCTTCGTGCCCAAGACAGCCAAAAGGGCGGAAGAGCTTTACGGTCGAGTCTCGAAGCAAATTGCAGCGGATGCACGGGTGCCTGTGGAGAACACGCAGAGGGCGCTGGCCGATCTGAACGCCTCCATCGAAGGTGCCCCTAACGTTGCGCGCCTATTTCAGAACGCCCGAATTCGAGGGATCGGCGGAGCATTGGACGAGGATGTTGGCGGAATGGAGGCAGCACTGCAGCGCCCGGATGTTCAGCGGCAAGCAGAGCAGCTGAAACAGCAGCTTGAAGATCAGGCGCAGCGGGCAGCTGCGGAGAACGCGCGCCTTCAGTCACTGGGGATGCGTGGCTCGCTTCCCGTTCTGACGCCTCAGCAGATCGACGAGCAGGTGGTGACCGCCGTATCTGGAATGGCCGACAACCAACTGCCGTATCAGGCGCTTATCAAGCTTCGCACGCTGGTTGGGCGGGAGCTCGATAACTACTCATTGGCTGACAGCGTTCCCCGGGACAAGTGGAAAACGCTCTATGGGGCACTTACGAAGGATATGGAGGCCGCCGCCACGACACCCGAAGCGCGGCAGGCTTGGAGTCGGGCAAACGCCTACTACGCGGCGCGTAGCAATCGAATCGACGCCGTGGCCCATGTGGTGGATAAGAGCGGCGGACCGGAGGCTGTTTACAAGGCGGCGTTCGGCAACACCCGAGAGGGTGCGACCACGTTGCGAGCGGTGATGCAGTCGTTGCCAAAGGACGCTCAGCGCGAGGTATCAGCGTCTTTCATTCGCCGGATGGGTCGAGCCACTGGCAGTCAGCAGAATGCGGACAGTGACGTCTTCAGTATGGAGACGTTCCTCACCAACTGGGCGAACATGAGCCCTGAGGCGAAGCGGGTGCTGTTTGACCGTCATGGCCTCGGTTTCCGGCAGGACATGGACAGGATCGCCAGGATGACGGATCGAATTCGGCAGGGAAGTTCGGTGTTCCGAAATCCATCAGGATCCGCTCGCCTGATCTCCTTGATAACTCAGTCGGCTGGTACTGCGAGCAGTGCCGGTAGCGCATTGGTGGCGGGTAGTCCGTTGCTGGCTGCAGGGATTGTCTCTGGCTCGATGGCGCTGGCTGGTGGCTTGAATGGATTGGCCCGCCTTATGACCAGCCCCGGCTTCGTGCGCTGGGTTGCGCAGAACGGCGAGAAGCCAATTGGTGAGCTGATACCGCAAGCGCGTCTGCTGCGGGAGATTGCAGAGCGCGAAGACAACCGGGATCTGGATGCGTTTGCAGATCGGCTTGAGGCTACGAGGCCACAGCGAAACCCGTAAAGGCGAGCACTACGAAGACCGCCAGTAGAACGGGGACTGCGATCAGCAAGCTGGCAAAGGCAAGGCCGTATAGGCCGCCCTTCCGTCCATCAGAAACGCGGTCGCTTTCCAGCGGCTGCGGCAGGGGATAGCTAGTCTTTTTCAAGGCGTCCATTTCCCGTCCATCGGAGAGGTGTGGGCTCAGGATACACCCCGCCTGCACCACGCAAACACTCAACAAAATGAATGGGCGCATAGGCGTCCAAGGAGCACGCAATGGCAGATTCAAGAGTTCCAGCCTTCTTCATGGGGGCGCGCAATCGCATCGCGAACGGTGTAGTGCCCGGGCGAGTTTTCGACGCCCGTGGCAACTACATGGGCAATGGTGGTCGGGCAGCCCTTGCAACTGTCGCGAAGTTTGGTAGCGGTCTCTTGTTTGGACCGCTGGTATCTCAGGCCGTCGACAGGGGGTTGTCCGGCTGGGTCAACAGAGGGGCTGATTACGGTATTGGAAAGCCGGTTATGGAGCAGATCGGTATCCCCGGGGCTCCTGGGGCCAGCAGGGCATACACTGCATCTACTCCCGGCCAGCTAACGCAGAACCTCGGCCTAGGCGCTCAGCGTCCTGGCGGCAACTGGTACGGCTACACGGGTGGCCCCGGCTCCATGGGTAGCTTCGGCAACACCCAGTTCGGCAATGGCATGGCAAGCGTGGGCCAGTGGAACCCGCAGAGTATTTGGGGCCAACAGGTAGCGGCTCCGGCTGGATCGAACCTTGACCTCGGCAACAACGTAGGTGGGTTCATCGGCGGGGGCGGCAATAGCGGCGGCAGTGGCCTGAGCGGCAGCAATGTCGGCTATGGGTCCGTGGCGCCGAGCCTAGGTCTGACTCGCGGCGGCGGTGCGGCTGGTGGCTGGCAGACCGCTTCCAACTGGGGATCGATCCTGGGCCAGTTCAGCGGCGACCCCATCACTTACACCCAAGCAATCTAACCAAAGGAGATGGGCAATGGCGCCTCCTCTGTCACCCGCAGCGGTGAAGGGCATCGCTGCAGTGATGCTTCGAGCCAACGCGGGTCAACGTGTCTACCTAGGTGGTTTGGACGTCACCGAGATGGCCGCCAGCTTCCTCCAGCGACATGTTGAGGAGGTGGGCCTGGATGTTGCGGACAGGGCCTTCCGTAGACATGGGCTCACATTGGTAACAACTGAAAACAATAGGTGAAAGCTATGGCATTCAAGCCAGGACAATCGGGCAACCCGAGTGGCCGGCCCAAGGTGGACTTTGAGGTGCGTCAGTTGGCGCGTGAGTACGGTCAGGAGGCCATTGAGAAGCTGGTAGCCATCATGCGGGGCGACAACCCTGCTCTGGCCAAGGCGGCTAGCGAGGCACTGCTGGACCGTGGCTACGGCAAGCCGGTCCAGTCGGTAGGGGTAGACCCTGATTCGGTGCCCGTCCAAGGCATCACGGTCCACTTTGTCTCCCCTAGGGCAACCCGGGAGGATTGCAGTCATGGCTGAGGAGCAGACCTCAATTTCTACTTTAGAGGGGGATGGACCGCCCGAGGTTTGGGACGGGGTCACCTACGTGGTGTTTGCCGCTGAGCGGCAGTGCCTGCCGGAGGACTTCGAGGGCAGGGCAGAGGTGGCAAGGGGGGCTATCGGCGAGCCTTGGAAGGCCTACGATCTGCACGACGGGCGCTGCCCTGCTTGGACGGGCGGACACTGCCAATGTGGCCTGGTTAGCTGTTTCAGCAATGGCCGGTGGGTGGCTGAGGTGGACGTGTTCCATAGCCTGCAGGCAGTCCACATGATGAACTAGTGGTTCAGAGAGGCCCAGTCTGTCGCCGTTAGTGCCTGATGCCTCTACGAGCCCAACTCAGGATATGATCCGCCAATGGACAGAGATCCGCTTCGGATATGGGTTGACGACGAGATCGACGGAGAGTCGGTTTCGCTAGACCGCGTTCCTCTAAGTCTGCTTCGGGATTTCTCGAGCGAGGTGGCGCAGTTTCTTCGGGGCGACGACAACCCTCCCGACGAGACCCTCATCGTCAAGGTGGAGAATGGTTCTTTTGCTGTAGTGACTGTTGCAGAGCAAACGCTAGGGGTATATCGCGATATCGCCTTGCTCAATTCTTCGCAGGACGTCTCTTCGATTGATCCCAAGCGCGCGAAAATCGTTCTCAAATGGCAGCAGCAGGCCACAGCGCACAAAGCTCGACGCTATTGCATAAGCGACGGCACGAGGACCGTATTCGTCAACCACAATAGTCAGTTCTTCACGAGCGAGCAGAGTTTGTGGGTCAAGGTGAGGCGCAAGATCGTTGGGGAGGTGCAGGATATCGGCGGCGCTAAGAAGCCCAACGTTCACTTGTTGACGCAGAATGGTGTTGTTTACATCGATTCGGATCACCAGACTTTGGCCGAAGAAAAAACCAACAGACTGTACAAGCGTGTCTTGGTCTCGGTGGTCGCGGAGGAAAATGTAGCGACCGGGGAAATGCGCAACCCAACGCTCCTGAAATTTGAGGATTACTCGCCCGATGTTGATGCTGCTGGCTTGCGTGAGATGCAGGTCGAGGGTGGTAAGGCTTGGGCAGGGGTTGATTCAGTCGCTTGGGTGAGGAGGCTCCGCGAAGGATGAAACAGCGCAATGGACTGCTTGTTGATACGTGCGCTTTGATCGCGTTCGTAAACCGATCTGATCCGCACCATGCCGAAACGGTTGCCTACATTGAGACAGCAATAAGGGACGGAGTTCCGCTCTATCTTTCTGCCCTTACCGTCGCCGAGTTCTGCAATCGGCAAAGCATGCAGAGCGTAGACCAAACTGTCTTCATCGTGGAAGGTTTTGAGGCTCCAGAGGCTGTGTTGGCGGGCAAGATGGATGCTTCCATCGAACGCGACCAGGGGGACGACAGGGTCTCTCTTAAGGTCGATGTGATGCTAATCGCTCATGCGGAAAAGCTTGGGTTAAATGCGATCCTGACGCGCGACCGACAGCTAGCCAAGTATTGCGACCGCCTTAGGCATGTCGGTCTGACAGTGGTTCAGCCCATCCTGACTACCGACCCCTTTGTTCCTGCGAAGGTTCACGACGCAGCGGTTCAGGGTCTCCTGGCACCACCGCCGCTCCACTAGGCTCCTACCTCAGGGGGATTTATGTTCAGGATGCTGTTTGGCGTCGCTCTGGCATGTGTTTCCTTGCCGGCTCTTGCTGACAAAGGAGTGGTCGTTAAAGAGGATGTTTGCGGCTCTGGAAACGCCATAATTGAGACGTCGGACGGTTGGTATGTCGCGGCAGAGCACTACTCTGGCGTCTACCTGTATGAGGGCGACGTCGTCTACGGGAAGCTGAAGACGTACGGCTCCGAAGAGCTGACCCGCGCAGATGGGCAATCCGGGCGCTTCTACATCGAAAATTGGGTGTCGGACATCGAGGAGGCGCTCGAAGAGCTCTGCAGCTAGGTCGCATCCCTGAAGGATGTCTCGTTGGTCCAGCACCACACCCTACATTGGGCGAGCTCTTTCGTACCGCTTCTTAGGCCCTCCCGCCGCAGTCTTCCACCGTGACGTAACGTGTGACGTTATGGTGACGCCTGTCGACGGCTATCAAACTGCGGTTCGCTTCACTTCACGCCTGGCGACCCGCGTGTTCTCCAATGCATTCGTCATGCTCGGAAGATGCGTTCGCAATACGGACGCATTGCGAACGCATGCGGTCGTGGACATGATGCGGCAAGCGATCCTTCTGGCTGCCCAGGTGGCTTCTGGACCGTATGGCTAAAGCCAGCCAGTTGCATGCCGATATAGGTCGCTGACTTCGAAAAGGAACTTCATTTATGAATGGGAAACTTGAGAAATCTGCACGGCTGACCATTCTCGCTGGCCTTCTCAGTCAGGGGCACGCTCGTGTCCTAATCGGTTTGGAGCCTGATGACTCCACGTATGTCCAGCCACAGTACCTCGCACAATTGCTGCACTTCAACTCTCCTCTGGGTACTGCTGTTCTTTATTGGGCGCGCTCGTGTGGCATCGAAGTTGCCACGGATGCCCCGAGTGTGAAGTGGGAAGAGCATCCTTTCACCGCCCCAGTGCGTCAACGTGTAGATGAGCTGAAGAAGACTGGCGTGCTTACAGACCGGGCATTCCCTCCGCTCAGCATAGAGGCGGAAGAGCTTCTTCACGCGGTGACGTCGGCGCAAACGGAAGTATCGGTTAGCACGGTGGCATCTAATGACGATCCTGAAAACGACGGCGGCAGTGCCCACGGGATGTAGGCATGGCCGGCAGGCGCAAGAGCGCAGCATCGTTTCTGCCCAGTGGTCTAGCTTTCTTTGATTTCGCCGATTTGCTCGGTCAGAACTGTTAGAGATTGCTGAAAGGCAGCGGCAAATAGATCGCTGCTGTCGTCCCTGTGCTTCGCCGCAATAGTAGGCAACAGCTGACGCCACGCGCCTGAGAGGTTCGCGGGCGCCGGATGGGTTAGTACGCACACTCGAAGCGCATACTCCATTGCCTTTAGGTAGCCGCGGTGCACCTCAAGCCCTGCCTCGCAGGTCTGGAGGCGATCAAGTATTTCCGTTACTTCGGTCATCATGGCGGTCTCGACAGGCGGGAAGGAAGCGGCGATAGTCTGCGGACCTCTACATGAGTCCGCTATGAGCATCCTCAACGTACTGATCAGCCGCGACCAGCTTGTCGTTGCAGTGGACACACTTGCGGAGGATGCGCTGACCGGCGCCTACTCTGCTGGCGCGAAGATGCTCCTGATACCGCAGCACAACGTGCTGCTGGCCACGAGGGGCGGGGCCCAGTTCTTCCTGAAGATCTACGAGCTGGTCCTGCAGGCCAGCTTCCGTGCAGATTTCTCCATTGAGAAACTGTCCGCCGAGATGGGATCAGTAATGGACCAGCTGTGGCTGAACTACGAGAGGGCGGCGGTGGAGGCTGACCTCCCAATCGAACAGCTGGGAACCGAGATCATCCTGGGCGGTTGGTCGCCGAGCAGCGGCAGGATGATGGCCACTGCCTATGCCAAGAGCGACGGTCGGCGTGCAACCACGGTCCAGCTGATCGGTGGCCAGTTCGCATCACCTGGTGATCCACTTAACGGCGTCGCGCCCAGCATGATGCAGGTCGATCTGATGACGGCTGGGCGGCTCCAGGCCAACTACCTCAATGAGCAGATGGGCCGGCAAGTGGCCGGCGGTCGTCTGCTGATCGGCTTTCTCCAGCAGGGACAGGCGGTCGTGAAGGATCTGGGACCAATCTGACGATTAGGACTAGGTGGCTGGACGAATCGGCCGCACATGGCAGGAGAGGTAGCCTTGGTTCGAGGTTCATGTGAACTACGATCGTGGCGACCGGCTGCTTGGAAATGCCGCTTCAACGGGACGGTGACGTGGACGCCAGGTGCTATTGGCTAAGAGGCGACTGCACCGGCGGAGTGTGGGAAAAGAACCCCCGGCGAGCCGGGGGTTCCTCTGTGAGTTACGGATCATCCGCAGTGGTAAGGATCTGCAGGCCCAAGCTGGCGAAATAGTCGGTAGGCATGAAGAAGAGGTCCTTATAGAACTCTGTCCCTGAATTGCCCCGGCCATGAACCATGCCGTAAGCGGTGTCGTAGAAGCGCCCGTCAGGCGTCTGCGTCCCATAGACAGGGCCACCGCTATCACCAAAATCTGTCATGGTGCGGCCTTCCGGGCTAACCACCCGAACGAACTCTCCGATAGCGTTTTCAAAGTTTGCTTGAAATTTAAGATCGGTGATGAGACCGCAAGTCTCATACGTTGATTTTCCGTATTTACAGACAATGTCCCCAACTTTCATCCCTGAGCGCGGCCTTACGGCGACCATAATACGGCTCTGAGATCCGGCCTCGACCCGGTGGGAGGGGACGTAGTGATACCGGCTCGTGTCTGGATAGGTGTGCCATTGAATGTCCTCTGAGCCCGATTTTTTTTCGGCCTGAAAGGTCAAGCGGTTTCCACTATGTGTCAACGTGTTATCGCAGTGCCCCGCCGTAGTGATGCCACGAGTCGTGCCGCTCTTAACGCCAAACCCGCTGGTGCAGTAGGATCCCGGTGGCTCCTTGAGCTTCTGTGCAGAACTCAGCGAAATTTCCAGTAGAGTGGGCTGCAAGAAGCCAGTGGTTTTCTTGAATCGAATGAACGGAATTTCGGACCGTAGGGAACGCATGGGCTGTTCCACCGCCTGCGGATCTTCGACGGAAAATTCAACCGTTGAATGCTCCAAGTCCAGACGTGAAAGGAAGTTGACCCCATTTCGATGGAGTTCCTCACCAACGGCTTGTTGAGCCGCGCTAAGTTCAGCCAGCGAATGGGATGCTGGCAGGGCAACGAAGGCGGGGTCTGCTGTCACTGCGCGCAGACTTTCTGCTGGGGAATCTGTGAAACGCACAACGACACGGAATTGGGGCTGGTGCTCCACATACAGGCCACCGAAAGTCGTTGGATACTTCGTTCGAAGGATCTCTTGAACTTTGGTCGATTCCGCCATGATGAGGAATCGCGCCTCAGCTTCAATCTTGGATACCCCGAACATCCTTGAGTATGTAGCTATTGGTGTGCTGTTGTCCTCGTTTTCCAACTCCGAAGAACACAGCGCATGGCTGGAGTAGAACGAAAGCAGCGCAGCTGCAGCAATTCCGGCAATACGAAGATGCTTCATTTCCATTTCCTTTTGGATGTAGCGTTTTCCACACTAGCACCATTCGTCGCTCGCACACCTGGCTTTCACATTCAAATTCTGAGCCGCTGCGCAAATTTTCATGAGGAAATGGACACTTCGTGATTAATTTCACACTTGTCCAAAAGCGATTCCTCTGTTCGACAACCAGTAGACCTCGCTGTGTACTAAAAATTTTTGTGGATGCTGCCTTGACGGCTAGTACCCTCTTGTGACGACGATCCGCATTCAGCATCACGGTTTCCTGAATCGTTGTGCAAGCTGCCGCTACCTCACGTAAACGTTCCCAATCGTCTGTTGGGGTCTTGATCTCATCAAGGAGGTGCGGCATGCCCATCAGGGCGGTTGTATATGTGAGCGGTGCGGGCGAGGAAATCGCCGGAGACAAGCTGGGCCTGTCCAACGGAAAGCTGGATCAGATTGTGGACGACGCGGCCCGGTTCAACCGTAATGCTGGCGTTACGGGGGTGCTCCTCTTCGATGGCGAACGTTTCCTCCAGTACATGGAGGGGCCAGAGGATGGGCTATCGGTAGCCTATTCGCGTGTGCTGGGCGCGAGTAGCCACAACGGTATCGTGGAGCTGCAGCGCCGGCTGTCGGGTGTTGCGCCAGAGCAGGTCGAGCCGATGCCGCTGATTTTCACCGCCGCCGACGGCTCGACGGTCAGCCTGCGGGGCGGGTACTACCCAGCGGTGTACGACCCCCGGGCGGGTGCCGGCGGCGTCAAGCAGGCGCGCGCGGCGGAGGAACAGATCATGGGGGGCACCTTCAGCCGTGCCATGACCAGCAAGGGCCACACGAAAGAGCGCACCGAATACGTGGCGCCGATGCTGCTGGACTACCACCGCGTGCTGTCGCGCCACCTCAATGACGTGATCACCGACGTTTCCCACCGCGGCTACGTGAAGCAGGCACTGCGGGTGCTGGAAGACCAGGAGCTGAAGAACCTGATCCAGCAACGGCTCTCGGAGGGCGCCTACCACTCGCTCTACGGCAGCGTGAAGAACTCGGTGCGCGGCGCCTCGGTGTCCGAGCCAGGGTCCAGCTCGGTGGAGAAGCTCGGCGACGCGGTGCTGACCAATACGGCCGCGGCCGCCCTGGGCTTCCGCCTGCCACTGGTGTTCGCCAATACCGTGGTGGCGCCGATCCAGGCGGCGGCGCGCGTTGACCCGAAGTACTTGGCCACCGGCTATGCGGCGTACTACCGCAGCCCGGGCAAGATGACGGAAATGATCCACTCGCTGTCGCCCTTCATGGAGGAACGGGCCAACTCGCTGGATTCGACCTATCAAATGGTCCTGGGCAAGCTGTCGGGAAAGCGTGGCATCCGCGCGGCGGCCATGAAGATGGCCATGGAGGTGCATCGCTGGACGGTGCCGCTCGCCGAGCGTGCCATCTGGCTGGGTCGCTATCAGCAGGCTCAGGCTCAGGGCGTCGGCATCGACGAGGCGGTGCGCTTGGCCGACAAGTCGATCCGCACCACCCAGCAGGCCGGCGCGCCGAAGGACCTCAGCGCTGCTGAGCGTGACCCTCGCTACAAGTGGGTGCGCATGTTCATCGGCCCGATGATCATCATGAACAACCGCCTGCAGGAATCGGGCCTGCGCGGCCTGTACCTCGGGCGCGTGCAGTCTCCAGCCCGCGCGCTGGGCACTTGGCTTGCCGCTGGCGTGCTGTCCAACGCGGTGTTCGAAGTCCTGATGATGCGCGGCCCGGATGGTGGCGACGACGATGAAAAGGGCTGGGACGACTGGAGCGCCTGGCTCGCACGCAAGACTCTGCTGTTCCCCTTCCAGACGTTCCCGCTTTTGCGCGACGTAGCGGGCGCCATCGACGCAAAGATCGAGGGAAAGCCAAGCATGGGCCGTCCGAACCCGATCGCCGATGCAGGCATTGCTCTGTTCAAATTCGGGGACAGTGCTTGGGATCTGGCGGTCTCTGGTTCGGATGCTGCCCTGGAGGCAATGGGCATCGACTGGATCGAAGACCGCGAGCTGGACCCCGAGAAAATCATCACAGACGGCGTGCGCGCTGCCGGCCCGGTGACCGGCATCCCCAGCAATCAGATGCTGACCACCGGCGAATACCTCTACGACGTCGGTACCGGGCAGTACACCCCAGACAACCCAGCCGAGGCGGCTGCATACCTAATGTACCGCCGACCCAAGGACGAGCAGTAATCGACCACGCCCAGCCCCGCACCTGCGGGGCTTTTTCATTCTGGAGCTGATGCACCCATGACCATTTCCGCCAATGATCGCCGCAAGACCTACGTGGGGAACGGCGTTGCCACCGCGTTCAACGGACCGAGGGCATTCCTGTCGAGCCATATCCAGGTGTTCACCGGTACCCACCCGGTTTACAACCTGGTGCCGCCGTCGCAGTACGTGGTGACGGGGCTGCGCGCGAACACCAGCAAAATCACCTTCAACGCGGCCCCTGCGTTGAACCTGGACATCCTGATCCTGCGCATGGTGCCGATGGACCAGCCGGCCGACATCACCAATCAGGGTGCGTTCCTGCCGGAAATCCACGAAGACGCCTTCGACTACCGCGTGATGCAGCTGCAGCAGCTGCTGGATAGCGGGCTGCAGTTGGTGCTGGATCCCGAAACAGGGCAGTTTGTATGGGATGCGAAGGGCAACCGGATCGCGAACGTTGGCGATGCTGTCGCCGATGCGGACGCTATGAACCGCCGGGCTGTGCTGATGCTGATCGAACAGATCCAGGGCGGCGGCGGCACCATCGGTGTCACGCCGAAGTTTTGGGCGTTCGAGGGCGACGGGGTTGTGACCGACTTCCCGCTGGAGGGTGCCGACGTGCTGGATCCGCTGTTCTACGACACGGCGGTGGAGACGGCTGCAGGGTCGAACGTCTATCCCGTGTCGAAGCCGGGCATCGACGGCGCTTTCACCATCGTTGCGGGCGTGCTGGGCGCTCCGCCGGCCATCCGCTTCAACCCGCCACTGGGTGACGGCGTGCGCGGCTTTACCACCCTGCGCGGCTACGCGCGGCCGTGGATCGGCCAGCCCCCGGTCTACACCGTCGCCCCCCCGCATCGTGAGCTTGAGCGCCAGCACCACCGTAGACGGTGGCTCGCACAACACCCAGATCCTGGCCAACTCGGCCAGCCCCATCACGATCACCATTCGCAAGAACACTGGAGGCACCGTCGATTGGAAGGAAGGGCAGTTCTTCTCGGTCCTGCAGCTGGGCGACGGCGCTGTAACGCTGGCGATCCAGGACGGGGCAGGGCAGCTCAACATTCCGGTGAGCTTCCAACCCAAGTGCCGGGGGCCGCGCAGCATCATCAGCGCCACCTGCATTGCGCCGGACGCTGACGCTTGGGCGGCGGCCGGCGACCTGCTGCGCATCGCGGCATCCCCTGATCTGCAGTCGTTCGAATTGATGGACCGATCAGTGAACATCGGCAGTTCCCTCTCCACCGGCACCGGCAAAGACAGCCTGGTCATGCCCTACGGCATGCTGCTGGATCCGGTGGCCAGTGGCGGCATCTATGCCAGCCTGTCGGTGGCCCAGGCAACGGGTGTGGCGCTAACCGTCGATGTGAAGCGCAACGGAACCAGTGTCCTGTCGACCAAGCTGACCTTCGACAACAACGAGCGCAGCACCACCACGGCAGCCATTCCTGCGGTCTACGAGGTCGGCGGCAACATCCTGGCCAAGGGCGATGAGATCACCATCGACGTGGTCCAGCTCGGGACCGCGCTGGCCAAAGGGCTGCGGGTGTACCTGGTCGGCCAGAGGGCGAACTGACATGGCCGCGCGCATCTACGACCGCCCGGACCTGGACCAGGACGTCTACCAGCCGGCGCTCTACGTCAACGGCAGGTTTGCCCGCGCCAAGCCCTCGCTGGCCTATGAGGGCCGCCTGCAGATTCGCAACAGCATCGGTGGTTGCAGCGTGCTGCAGATCGGCGGCGACAAGCTGCCCGACGGCACGCAGGTGCGGGTCGACCAGACGACGAAAGAGGTTGTTGTGGCCTGGCCGGCCTATCTGACCGCGCAGGCCCCGATCGCCAACGCCAATTTCGAGGAGGGCAAGACGGGTTGGGAGCTGGGCCCGGGCTGGAACATCACCACCGAGAACCCGCCTTCCGGCCAGTGGTCGGCGGGCTACTGGGGCAACTGGGGCACTTCGCGGATCTCCAACGCTGCCCGCTACACGGTCCAGCCCGGCCAGATCACCACCGCGAAGTGCGACGTGCGGCAGGGGGCGTCATCGGAGGGCAACGCCGGCGCCTCAGTCATGCTCGAGAACCGCAACGCTGCCGGCGAAGTGATCCACACCGTCGAGGGCAACCAGGTCATGTCGGCCAGCAAGAACCGCGTGTACCCGTCGTCGGTGTTCGGTGCTGCTCCGCCCGGTGCTGCGACCATCAACGTTGCAGGCAACGGCATCCGGTACCGTGAGAACAAGATTCTCTTTGTCGACAATTTTCAATGGGATCACACGGTCCCATCTGTCGTCATCAACTTCGAAACGGTGTTTAATGTCGTTCTTCGTGTGAACGACTCCATCGGGCGCTCGTTTGTGTGGAGCGGCCAGATCATGGTCACAGCCCGACCGGTGGCCTACAGGGTGTTCGCCTCGCCCATCAGCAACGTCATCAACTCGTTGAACTACCGCCATGCCGCGAACGTGTTGGAGCGGGTCGGCTATCCCGACAACGCTTCGACCTCGAATCAGCGACTGATCGGGGTTACCGATGATGGTTCCATCGCCGCAACCACGTACTCCACTTTCCCGCAGCTGGCGGTCTACCCCGTGAGCCAGGAAGGGCTATTCGGGGCGCCGTTCGCGGCCCCAGTTCCGCCACTCACAGAGCAATGTGAGTGTGTAGCTTTCTCCCGGTCGGGATCGGCAATGGTGGTGGGCCACGGTGGGGCCCCCTACCTGCGCGCCCACGCGGTAAGTCCCGCAGGGATCGGCGCGGCTTACCCGCCGCCAGCAACGGCGCTGACCAGCCGGGTCATGTTCGCGCAGTTCAACCCCGCGGGCGATGTTCTGTACCTGGTGCAGCAGTCACCACCCTTTCTCGTCGCCTACCGGTGGGACGATGTGAATGGCCTCGGCGCCCGGTTGAACAGCCCCGCCGTCTCGACGCCGTCGGCGGTCCAGGCCATTTCCATCAATGAGTCGGGAACGCACCTGGCTGCAATTTGCGGCGCCTCGCCGTTCTGCCACATTTTCAAGATCGGCCCCAACGGGTTTGAGGATCGCGTGGCCGCATTCGGCGAAAACGCGCAGGGCATGGTCGCCTTGTCCGATGCGGCGCGCGCAGTCGTGTTCGGCAGTTCGTGGATGCAGCAGATGCACCTCTACCTGTGGGATCCGGCCAATGGCGTCGGCGCTCCGTACCCTGTCCCTCCTGGAATCGGTGGGGGCACCTACGGTCGCGGCGTTTCGTTCTCGCGCGACGGGCTGGTGCTGTACGTGGGCGTTACCAGTAATTCCGGTGTTCTGACCTATGAGTGGACGCCAGGCGTTGGCACCACGCGCGGGCCGGTGCAGTGGGGGTCCACGGCCACCCATCAGACCATCCCGATCGACTGAACCGGCAGGGTCGAGCCTGGCTCGGCCCTTCCTCACGCGACCTGCAGCAGCAGATCCTCGCGGTTGTTCCGGGGTGTGTTCACCGCACGGCTGACGCGGTAGGAGCGCCAGGCCTGAAGGAAAAGCACAGACGGCCGCGGGTAGTGGGCCTATAGCCGAAGCCGTCTAGGCAATTATCGGAACTCGAACTGTTTGAGTTCCTCCGGTGTTGGTTCTACCTTTATCAAGTGTCCCCGACGGACAGCTTCATCGAAATCTATCGCCGACGCAGCAAGAGCGTCTTGTTCGTCGAAGTCCCAATTTTCCAGGTACTCGCGGGCGAGCAT